AACGGTTATGACCCTAACGGGCCTCTCCGATCCAGGTTCCAGGAAAGTTACTCCGTCCTCATGTGCATAACGCGCATTAGGAAGCAGGTAGTTCTCGAAAGAGAAAACTTCCTGCATACGGACGGGCCACTCACTCTGCCGAAACTTCTGGTTTCCCATTAGTTTCTCGGCAGTAGTTCCTGGTCCGTGCTTTGGAACTACTTCTTCATTATAGATCATACGATCCAATATGGAGAAAATAGGGCCAAAGAGAAGACGTGAGACACGATGGAATTCGTCATAATCGACGTTCTCCATCATGGAATCACGTTTCTTAACTTCCCTGTCACACTCGATATACCCATCCATAGCTTCTCTGTCCCTGGATTTTGAGCAGGGAAGGAGAATCTTGCTATAGAACAGCGTAAGCTGTCGAATGGCAAGAATTGCTTCTATAGATGGTTCGTCGAGCAACACGCCACTATCGCGGTCAAACACATGATCGAGGAAACCTCCGAGAAATCGGGGGAGACCTCCTCTCCAAGAAAAACCTTGGAAAGAGGTGCGATCAACAATCCCATTGTTAAGGGCTTTTTGGAAGTCCTTTCCAAAGGATGCTAGGGATATCGTGAGAAACGAAATCCCCTCGTGTTTGACACGACCTTGGACGGTTTTAATGTCCATGGTGGCGCTAGTGCAACATCTACTAGCGAATTCTTTCGCTAGTACTTCCCAGAGCACAACTAGACTTTTCAAATGCTCCTCCTAATAGAGGTAGTATTTTCTAGGCTAGTGTGTTCGCGACATTCCAATTGCAATCAATTACATGAAAGCAGAGAGGAACATCATCATCGCCCCTAGTGCCGCAATGCCAGTAATGCCAAGCATCACGGCAAGCAGCACTAGGAGAAGGTTAAAGTTATAATCAGACTTGGTCATAACTTAACCTCTCACCTCCCTTCGACTCAGTTGCTAGCTAATTAGGCTAGTAGCTGTCGGAAAATTGCATATGCCAAGAGCCACCAAAGGAGGCTCAAAAGCAGAGCGGTACGGATCGTCAAGACTCCGAACCGAGCAACTTTTCCGTAGCTGAATAGGTAGAAGCCGAGAGAAAGCCAACAAGGCCTTCAACCAGCTTCTTCAATTCAGTGTTGGTAAACCCCGCAAGGGGTCTATCAACAACCAGATACGCGGATGAACCAACTTCCACGTTCTGGGTCGTGTCGAATGGATTGGTGGTGATCTTTGACAGATCTATCCTTGCCACGTGTCGCTTTCTCTTCCCATTCTGGGTAGAGATAGTGAGACGGGTGAGGCCGTCAGAGCTAAGGTACTGGGAGCTAAAGCTTCCCGTGTCAACACGGGGAAGCGTAGCTTCCGTTTCCGTAACTTTGACTTTCTGTGGATCTGCGAACGCCATTAGCGTGCTCTCTTTCTCCGGTAATTAACCGGATTTGATGGTTGCAATACAATTGCTACAGCAATCGAGTAATACCGAGTGCTGCAGTAATGGCCAGCTGGGTTGGCGACAAGCCTTCCCAAGTAAGGCCAAACCCGAAGGGGTTAGCTTCCCTCCGCCTTTTCACC